ATTGCCTGCGCTATTACTGTTGAAAATATCCGATACCCACGTTTAGTACCTTCTGCGACTATAAGGGGCGCAATCTGTTGTATGAACGCTAACGTGTCTGCTTTACTCGCCATTGTTAAGCTCCTTGTTGTAGGTCATGCTTGATATTCCAAGAATACTTCCGAGGAATACATCAACCGCCATGATCGTTGTCGCAATCTCATCGCCATACGGGATCGACCAAATCGTAAATACAGTCTTTACCAGTACCGCGAGTGCCGGAAGAAACAAGATGCAACACCATTTCAATACATCATAAACTTTGTCGTTCAGCTTCATAATCAATCCCCCCTTACTGTCCTATCTGCTCCGAGATAAACTTATTGAGTTCTTTACGCATTTCCCTAACATCGCCATTACCAATATTGTTAAAAGTCAACGCTTCGAGGATAGTGTCCTGCGCTCTCAAACACATACACATCATGGAATATAGTTGTTGAATTTTCGCGTCCTGTTCATCAAGACGGGCATTAAATTCGGTTTTTAAAGCCTGTCTATCCACGGCAATATCATCGACCGCCTTATCCCATGCTTGTTCCTTGTCGTGACGAGTCGTTATTGCCTTTATAATCTCCATGATTACCTTGTAAAACCCCCATATCCCCATGATTAAAGCACCCATTTGAATAAGTGCTTGTATGGTTATTGTCTGCTCCATACTTTTCTCCCATCAAAAAAGCACCCCGAAGGATGCCAAAATCTTCAAAAATACCCCACGTGGGACACATTGTTAAGAGGTGTGTGGGGTTTGCATTTCGCTTGTTACTTCGCTTTCGTTACATTATTGCAACTATTAATATTCTGCTATATCTACATTGACTGTATATGTGCCATTTGCCGCTGAACCCCATGCGTTGGGGGGTGCTTTTGTACTTGCACATGATACAGTGGCGGCTTTTGTTGCATCATTTGGTGTGTATGAAATGCTATAAGGCATCAAATATATAGATGCGTTACTATTAGAATTACATACCGCAACCGCTAACAGTTTTTTGCCAGTTGTAATGTCGCTCTTATTAACTACAACCGAGCCTAATCCATCTGTGATAGTTATGGATTTTTGTATTGATTTATGTGTAACTTCTATTGGCGCACTATCACTTGCAGAAAATAAAGCCATATCTATACTCCTTTCTATTGCGCTTTCCGTTTTTTATGCGTAACACTTCTTCACGGCCTGCCGCAAAGGACAGACCGCTTTTAAGAAGGTTACAAAATGAAAAGAACTTTTACTCTGCGTTAGGTTCGGGTTCGGGAATAGCGTAGTAATCGCTCATTACAGGATTGCCATAACTATCAATGAGCATAACCATAGCTTCTGAAAATCCTGTGTTACCGATAAGCCTTGCACACTCCGAGTGATAGAAAGCCTTTGCTTCTCCAAGGTCTGTCTTTGTTCCAGATACTCTTGAAGCCCACTCTCCCGAATCTTTGTTTTTAGCTGTGAATACGATTGCGTAAATCATGTTCTACCATCCTTTCTTTTACTTGATGTATATTCTGACTGTTCTTGTTTTTGCCGCGCTAAATGTTACAGTACAAGTGTGGGCTGTTCCATCCACAGTTACGTTACTGGGAGCATCGCCCCATGTATCTACATAAGGCTCTATAACCGACGTTGATTGAATATATGTTGAATTTGTAAATACAAACGATGAAGCATTTTGTGTTGCTTCCATGTAAACAGAACCATCGACATCATATGCAGTACTATTTATGGTTATAGTCTGTTTGCGAACAGCCGTTGTACTTGCCGTACCGCTATGCTCTGTTGTTACTAACGGAAGACTATCTCTTGTTACGCTTATCTTTCCGTCTGTTTCCGATACCGCTGATACATACTGTCCTGCTACGGCTGTGTCTGCTACATCAAGCGTCTGTAATGCCGCATTAACACCAGTACCGCTTATAGCGTCTGTACCCGATGAACTATATGTGTGTACAACTGTCGGGATTGTCGGCTTATTTGAAAGGTCTGCATAACTACCGCTTAATGCCGCCGCCGATAAAGGGATATTGACAGCAAGTTTGTTATTTGAATCTAACCCGACCGCATACGTTCTATTTGCCGTAGAGCCGTAAGCCGCCGCCGCTTCTGACCCTGCCGTATATCCTTTGAGGTCAGCTTCAATATCAGAACCGCTTATCGTTACACCCTTGCTTGCGGTGTATGAGCCACCGCCGCCGCCACCGCCAGTCGCGTCTATCTTAACGGACTTTCCTGTTGCCGTAAGTGTTATGTTCGCGCCCGCTTCAAACTCTATCGTGTCTTCGCTTGATGCGGTTATATGCGTTGTAGAACCGCCACTTGTAACATCAATAACCTTGTACGCGTCATTGACGGGGTACGTTATATTATCAATGGCCGACTTAACGGCTTTACCACTCATGCCGTCACTTGACGTTCCACTGTATGTATCTGTGACTGTCGGGATCGAAGGCTTATTTGATAAATCATTATAATTTCCCGAAGTCGCTACTGTGGCAAGTGTCGTAGCAGGCATAAGTCCAAGATCGGATGAAGTCTTGTTACCACTCAATGTATTGCCGTTTATCGAGGGTTTATTTGACAGATCATTATAATCTGACGTTCCGGCACGCACTCCCTTGTAGTAAAGTTGATTGCTTGTATCGGACAGATCATCAAGCACTGCCTTGTTGCTATGCGTATGATCGTCTGCTATTGCCGATGCTGCATCAGATGCAAGCGTAGCCAAGTCGTTCGATATACTATTCATAACTGCCTGAATAGTGTTTCCAGTTCTCGGACTCGGTGCGGTTGCTCCTATGTTTGATGCTGCCGATGCGTCAGGCAATTCAGTTTCAACAAGCTTGTTAAATGCCGGTGTTACTACTTCCCTTGCATCTTCATCAAACTTCCTCTTGAGTTCCTGGGCCGCTATTGTGGGCTGGTCAGGTAAGGACAGCGCACCTCTGTTGTTAAAGTCTGCATTTGTGATTTTAGAAAATGCCATTTGCTTTACCCCTTATAGTTTCCGCTTTCGATGTATTCGAGAGCTAAATCAAAAATACCGAACGGCTCATTTACATACCCGTTCTCTACTCTAAACCGAGCCTTATCTACTTTCTTGATACGAACCTTTGTATGCACTACTCTTTCTGATCGGTCTGTGCTAAATGAGAAGTTCGTAAAGTCAACATTGTTAAAGTCAAACGCAAGACCGCTTTGCCTATCTTCCTTGATAGGGTCAGTACCCCAGTTACCGCGTTTCTGTGCGAATATTCTCACGGAAGTTCTCAAGGCTTTCATCATACGGATAGCAAAGTATCTGAAAGTCTTATTCTTGTAGAACAGTTTTCCGTCAAGATCAGGGGTTTCCCAGCAAGCGTAAATCGGCTCTCCATCATCGTTGTATGACTCAAGATCATCTATATCTTTTCCAAACTCGCATACCCTACCATCGTGAGTACCTATCCACAACGCTTGATCGTCTGTCCATATCGAAACAGCCGGTATGTTTGTGCAGTAAAACGCCACATACTGTCTTGTTGCGTAAGGCTCTGACCTATCAGTTCTCGTTGCCTGCAAGCCATCAAGGACATAAAACTTATTGTTTAAAGCAAGGATGTACTGATCCTTGAATACTGTTGCGACCGCATTTTCAAGGTTATTCTCTTTAGTGAGTTTTCCGTCAAGGTAGAACGACCTATTCTGTGAGTATTTCTCGCCCGTGATATCCTGCGCGGTTATTGCATATATTCCCGACCTTGTAAGGAATAACGGCTCTGTCTGTAAGTACCCAAACGAATAAGGTGCTACAACTCCGTTACCCTGCAAGGTGTTGATAAGCGGAAATGCCGGCTCTGACGTTTCGGTAGTGACTGTCTTTCCACCCGAGGTCTGTGCCGTGGTAGATTTGACTACCAAGTTACCTTCACGGATGAACACCGCCTGCGAACTATCAAAATCATCTTTAAATGTCGCAAGGTAGTTATTGACTATCGCATAACCGACTATTGCCGATGCTGACGAACCGAGCGTTGAATAACCCGTATCAGGGAAGTATGTCGGATTGTACTGATCCGAGTAGAAGTCCCAGTTAGGATAATCGGGATTGCCCGACAAAAATAAGCGGTCTGCTGCGCCGCCTACTCCAAACAATGTTCCTATCGTACATTTTGCTACTCTATCCGCATAACCCGCCACTGTTCTATAAGCAAGAATCTTTACATTATCTTGACCCGTTACAGGACTTACACCCGGCGGGGAATTGAAATTAATAACTCCCGTTGCGCGGTTAACCGAATAATGTGTACCTTCGTACTTCTCTACCCAGTTTCCATTAGAATCTAACAGCCATACCTGCGTTTTGGTATCATCAAGGCCATTAAACGATAAATGAAATGCCGTTGTCGAAGCATCTGCACTTGTTACAACAAACTGTTCGTAAAAACCGGGTTGCAACATATTCAGTGCTTCGTATGGAGTACCACCGCCTGCCGGACTTTTCGAGATCGTAACTAATGGCTTGTAACCTTTTCCGGCACTTAATACATCTACTGTTTCATCGCCAACTGCGTAAGAATAAATGTTCTTGCCGTCAAGGATAAAGATTTTATCGTTTAACTGCCACGATTTACTTATATGCTCGTTTGCATCGTTATATATCGGGACAATGTTTACACTATTACTTGCTCTTAAATAAAGTTTCTTGCCGGCATGATATATATAGTATTTATTTGAAATATCATAGCTTGAACGACCCGATATCTTTCTCAATTCAATGTTAGAGAAACGAACAGTACAATCCCCGTCCACTGACTTGAACACTATATCAACCCATATCGTTTTGGTGTAACGTGGTAGGTTGCCTGCGCTCAAGTAAAATTCAATGTGTTCGGAGTTTAAATCGCTATGATAATACTTCTTGATTCCCGAAAGACCGCCCTGATCGTTTGCGGTTTCGATTTTGATATAGTCTATTTCTTGAGTAGAAGTAGTATATAAGTCAAACGCTACCTTACAGAACCCTTCTACCTTTGATGTTGCACTGGCTATATCACACGCAACATGAGCGAACAGTGACGAAGATGTAACTTTTGCAGGATAGTAGTTCTCTGTTATTGCGTAGTTTTTTGAACCGACATTATACACATCTTCTATGTGGAAGATGCCACCGCCATCTTCGGGAGCCGGATGATACATTTGGTTTTCATCCTTTTCATAGCAGACCATAAGGTTTTTAATCTTGATATTAACTGTTCCCGAAACAGCTTTGAACGCTATTCTTCTGTCTATAAACGATCCGGCTTTTTCCTGCTTGGAATAGTGCATTGTCGTGCCGACAGTATCTTGTATGGGATTGTAAGAACTCCACCATCCACCTGCTAATACATAGGCTTCCCCATCCGATTCATAATCAAAGTCAACGTAAATCCTTGTGGTTTGAACATTAAATGCTGATTCATATATAAAATCGTATGTTTCGGTAAGCGTAGTCCATGAAGTATCATCACAAGTTAGGGTTGCCCCATAGGTATCAGATGTATTCGCAGCGCGGTTTACGTTCCTTACTCTATTGCCGACATACGAACCACTTTTGAGCTGATGGCATCCAAATATGGCAGGGTTGCTACTATCCTCAACGTATATAACGTCATTATCTTCAGGGGCAGGAGTCCAGGGCATTTCTTTCCACTCATCTACTGATGTAGCAGATGTAGACGCGCATACTCTTATACGTCTTACTTGCAAATAATCATCGGGATCGTTGCTCGTCCTATATATGGTAAGCCTATCTGCGGTTTTATTAGATGTGTTGTTCCACGCCCAAGCGGTTGTTACATCGTCATTGAGTACAAACGAATTAGATGATCCGCCGCCATCAATATACTCTTGTCCTATGTTATATGAGCCTTTTCCGAAAAACTCTGCATAGTACAGCCCGTTATATATCTCGTCATAGTAGTAGCACAGCACATTTCTTGTTGCCCAGCTTGTACCCGTAACGTTAAAATCAACATATTCATCCGATGTATGGGATGCTCTGTTTACGTCAGTTACCTCGGAGAACTTAACCTTTGTGTGATACCCGGTACGTTTACGCACTTTTCCCGGCACATAGCGAACCATGTTCTCGGCATTAGGACTTCTTGTGTCCTCAATGTTTGCACCCGTATTTGTAAGGTCTACACCATGAAATTCATCTATAACAAATATGTCCCTTTTCGGGGATTTAGGAACTTTGAAAGAAACAGCCATTTTTTATATCCATCCACTTG